GCGCATGCACGCCACCTGCGGCACGGGGAACTGCACCTGCTCTGCGCCACCGCCAACGCGGCGAGTCGTGATCAGCTGGTCGTTATGCTCCTGCATAAACTGCCCCACGATGTCGAACGCGTCCTTGATGGTGATGTGAGCGTTGGTGCGCATGCGGGTGATGTTCTGCAAAATGAAGTCAATCACACGGTCCACATCGAACTTGAACAGGCCCAGCTTCTGACCGATCTTACCAAGTGTGTAGGCCACCGCAGTTGCATTACGGCGGAAGCGCTCTTCTGGGGCCCAGTCCATCATCTTGTCATACTTCGCAGCAAACTTCTCTGATCCCTTATCCCACACGGCGCGGCGCCCGCCCAAGTCGATAACGGCCTGAGCAAGCTCGGGCACAGCGAACCCGAAATTGTCCTGCATTGCCAAGTAGATCGTCTTGCCGTGCTCAGCGACAAAGTCACGTGTGTTAAGCGGAAACTCCATCGTGCGCATGCGCAGCGGCTCGTCCTTGGACTGCACCAACTCATACACCTCGAACAAACTGCGGTTCGACGTTACACGGACGGGCGCGCGCCACTCCTCAATAGGACGCATTGTGCGGTCGGATGTCAGGGACTTCTTCTCACAACCACGGGCGGCGTCGTATGCAAGGTTCGCCAAGGCCACTGGCTCCATGGTCGTGATCTCGTCGATCGACGCAGACAAGTCACCGAAGATGCCGAACCCGTTGTACAGCGCGTTAGTCGTGTCCTTGGGGTTGAACATGAACTTCTCACTGGGGTCCATAAACGCCGAGTTACCAAACGCGAGTGACAGCGTCTTGCCGGTTCCGCTGAACTGAGACACAAACGAGACAATGGGCGTAGCTGCACCAGACACGTTGCCCAGCACACCGGCGCAGGCCATGAGCAAGCTGACACCGAGCGGCTCACCCCCGCTCTCATCGACGTACCGCGTAAGGTCTGCCCATGCGTCCCGGTCGCCTTTACATGTGACATGCTCCGAAAAAAGCTTTGCACCCCCCTTGAGCCTGCGCAGGATGTTTTTGCTTGGACTGCCCAGCAGCGTTTCGCCACATAGGAACGATCCGTCTTTCTGCCAACCGAAGCGTGTAAAGTCAACGCCCGACGCCGCACGGGCCTGCACAGCAGCTAAGTAATTCATAAGGTATGTATGGGTTCTGGTTCTAACTGCCTCAGAGGGAATGATGATTTGCTTATCGCCGAGGTAGGAGCTAAATTCTTTGCCGCCACTTGCCAACCAGCTAAGCGGCAGCTCATGCTCTTGCTCGCCGTCCATCGGGTACTTGACGAGGATGGTAGCCGCTGACTTAGACGACGCGTCCGAGCGTACACCCCATACATCGTGGAACATTGCCAGTACGTGAATCTCATAGGGGCAGACCAGCGTGCGCACGACAGACGTGGTGGTCACAGGCTTGCCTGTCGCGTCGTCCTTGGACTTTTTCTCTACCTCTACGTCAGTGTAGATTGCGCCATTGGAAACGTAGTAGCCGTCCGGCAGCTCTAACTCAGCCTGAACCACGCCGGTGTCCTGCAACGCCTTGGCAGTCGGTGTTGACGGCATAGCAACTACCTCCTCATTTAGCGACCCTGGCCCAAACACTATCCCCTTGCTCGGGCATCCGGTGCACCCGCTAGGACATGATTTGGCGAACTGGTCACATGACGGTGGCTTGCCACTGAACGATGCCATCTTGTTGAGGTTGTCGTCTATGTCGAACCCCGGGTGTCCCCCGCACAGGCGCATGATTGAGGCAGTAGGGTCTGGTGTGAACTTGGCTAACATCAGCGAGGCAGTCCATGCGCTGTATGACACAGGGGCGCCAGCAGCATCGAACTCCCCACCTGTAGACAACAGGGCTTTGATCTGTGCACACTTGCGGCCAATGGCGTCGAGGTTGAGGTTGCAGTTGTCAAGAATGGCGCTGCTGATTGAGCTTACACGGCTTGGCTGTGCCGCGGGTGCAGCGGTAATCCACTTCTGTAAGGCCCCCGTCAAGGTGCCCCACTCATAGTCTGTGCTATCTGCCAGTAGCTTGACATCTTTCCACGGAGTCTGTTTCTTGTGATGTGTGCCTACCGGGCGAAGCACCATAGACGTGTCGTGAATCTTGGAAACATCCAGCTCAACCTGATACTCGGCAAACGCGGCACGCAAGGCTATGGAGGTTTTCTCCCACTCCGGTGCTTGTACGGGTTCAACCAAGGGCCAGTAGTAGTGCAGTCCTCGACCGGAGCTAACTACCATCGGGTCCGGCAAGCCGATCTTGTGAATGGCATCAACGACCGCAGCATGACCGTCTTTTTGTGTAGCATACTTGCCGCCAATGTCGAGGTCAAAACACAGCGCCTTGAACCATGACGCGTGGGCCTTTGTGCGCCTGTAGCGTATCTTGCCCTCTGCATCGGTCTCTGCGTTGTCAGCCATACGACCCACAGAAAAATACACCGTCCAATCGGGGTCGTTGTCCCACTCGAGTATTGCCGCAGCAGCGTCGTTGTTCTCAGCAAATGACCCACGATTCCAAAAAATACCGTTTGCTGATTTGCCTGTCGGGTCTGGCTTCCACAGGCATATTACGACTTCGTCAAGTGCGGCAGATACACGGGAAAGAAATGTTTGAGTGTCCACGTGATCTCCAGAAAAAATACGCTACCAAGGGAGGCTTGGTAGCGTAAGGGGTTTAGATTACAACAGCATTACTCGGCGAACAGAGCATCAAGTTTACTCTCCAGATCGCTAGTCGCCTGCACGGGAGTAACAACAGGCTTCGCAGGTTTCACTGCCTCCACAGGTTTCACTGGTTCTGCCGGGGCTGCGATAGCAGCAGGCTTGGCTTCCGGTACTGCAAGTGCTGGAGTTGCCTCGGCTGATGCGAGGAGGCGCACGGCGACCTTAACCTCGTCGCTCTGCAAAATCTCATCCACGCGCGACAACGCCTTGGCAGGCACATATCCCTTGCGACGGAACGTGACTTTGGGATAGGACGCCTTGTCGTCAAAGCCAAGCTCAGTGACCACTTCCTCCGGCACCGCGCCAAAGTTCTGAAGCTCTTTGAAATACTCGCGCAGGTTTTTCATAGCAGACACCGCGATCGTCAGGCCATATACCTTGCTGGGGTCAGCAGCGGGGACGACTGCAAGATGCCGCTGGTCTCCACACAGCTTGGACTTGGCGCCCGACGGAGTGATCTTGGAGCCCAGCACGTTGTGAGGGCATGTCGAGCAGTTTGTGCTGATGGGGTCGGCAACGCTGGAGTGCGGGCGCAGGCCGTCGTCAGAGTAGCAGTCAGGGCGCACGCCCGATGCGTTATCGTCATACTGCTTAGCGTAGAACACCTTGGACACACGGGGATTCGCGCCGACGATGACAACGTCCAGCGTGATGCCGACAGGTGTCTCAACGCCATCCTCAACCAGACGGAAGCGCCCAGCGCGAACGCTGATCTTAGGATATGAGTACTCGCCAGCCGTCACGACGGCGGACAGGACAGACGATGCCGCTGCGGCGCCTGAAGCACGGGCAGCGATACGCGCAGCGATGTGCGCAGGAACAGTAAGTTCTTGAGGGGTAGAGGCCATGATTATTCCTTAGAGGATGAACGTAGGTTAAACACTTTGATTGATGAGAAATTCACACCCGGAGGTGGCTCGCCATGCCCATCAATAAAACTTTTCACGGCGAGCTTAGAAGCACGGGTCTCCATGAGGTCCCATGCTGCATTCGTTATCACGAAATCTCGAAACACGGAGGGGTCTGCAACAGTCGCGCTGGACACAGTTGACCAGTACGCAGTGCCGTGTGGTGTGGGGATGTTGTTCAACCCCTCCTCGCTGGCCTTCTGCGCAAACCATGCCGCAAGGTCATTGCGTATCTTGTTTATCTCAGCTACCTGTTTTTTGGCGGCGCCATTGATGCGGTCTATCTCTCGCCCAAGCTCAAGATATTTGGCCGCGGCCTGATCGTAGTTCATAAGAAGCCCTTTCACTGTTATCACACATCTTCGTTCACCCCATTGACGAGGTTTAGGAAGTCACCTAGTACCCGTTGCCGGGTCTTCAAACGCCTGTACAACTCTGCTTCAAACTTCGTCGAATACAGATGCCACACAGTCGTTTTTCCAGCGGAGTTCAGCCGCCGAATCCGTGCATTCGCTTGCTCATACTGCTCAAGACTGTAAATCGGCAAGTACCAAATGATGTCTTTGGCGCGAGTCAAAGTCAAGCCATGCGCAGCAACACGTGGATGGGCCAGCAATATGCGATATTTGTCGGAGTTCTGGAACGCTGAAAATATCTCGTTGCGCTGAGCCTTGCCGACATCACCGTGCACTGAAGCCACATCATAACCCTGCCGAGTCAGCTTATCAAGCAACCAGTCCTGCACTCCACGCAAGGGGCAGAAGATAATCACCTTGTCACCGATCTCATCAATCAGTTCGGTCAGCGTGTCATAGCGCGGAGCGCTATCAATGGCATAGCGCTGCTTGTCGTCGCCATAGATGCACCCTCCACAAATCTGTACGAGCTTACCTAGCGCCACCGCAGCGTTTGCCGCAGAGATAGCTTTGTCCTTGAACATCATCAAGGAGTAGTCCTGCATCTCTTTGAACGCCTTGGCTTGCGCGGGGGTCAGCGCGCACTCACGGCCAACGTAGTTTGTCTGCGGTAGATCAACGCAGTCATCTAGCGAGAAGCGTATGGACGGCTGCAACGCTCGCCTGCATGTCTCTAGCGCGTCATCCTTGGGAATCCACTTGAACGTAGTTACCTTACGCATTACCTGATCTTTGAACGCCGTGTAGCTTTTCGGTATGTTGGGCGAGCCAACCAACCGGGCCAGCGCCCACGCATCAACAGGTGCCTGAGAGATGGGCGTGCCCGTCAATATCCATAGCCACGGGTTGTGCGTAGCCATCCACTTCGAGAACACCCTAAACCGCTGACTGCCCGGTGTTTTGAGCGCGGTGCCTTCGTCATAGATAACCAGGTCAAACGAGGTAAGGTCATCAGCAATGGTAGTGAACCCGTCGTGGTTGATGATGCAGTAGGGGGCGTCATTGGCAAGCAACTCCAGCCGCTTAGC